AGAAGAACAGGGACACATCTCTTTCATTTCAACATCTTTCATTCGTGGTATGTCTTTTGATGATGCTATTATTATTGTTGATGAGATGCAGAACTTAAATTTTGAAGAAATTGATACAGTAATGACACGTGTTGGCTATCGTTCTAAAATTATTTGGTGTGGTGATTATCGTCAAACTGACTTAAATAAAAGGAAGAATGATGTGACTGGAATTTTAAAATTTTTTGATGTTGCTCACCACATGCATGCTTTTACTAGGATTGAATTTACTGTTGATGACATCGTAAGAAGTAGTTTAGTTAAAGACTACATAATGGCAAAATTAAAGTATGAAGATAAAGTGGAACCGTAATAATGTTTACACATATACATCATGATATACAGCGAATACAGCGTGTTGAGACCCCAGATGGTAGACTCTACGAAACCCCTTCGGGTAAACGCTATCCTTCCGTCACAAGCGTTACAGGATTGCTTGGAAAAGAAGCAATCATCGCATGGAGAAAACGAGTTGGCGAAGAAGAAGCCAATCGTATCTCAACAAAAGCAGCAAATCGCGGAACAAGAATACACTCACTCTGCGAATCCTATCTCAATAATGAGTCTGTTGAACCAGATATCTTTGACTCAGAAACTTGGTCTACATTTAAACCAGTCCTCTCAAAAATCAACAACATACACTGCTTGGAAACTCCACTCTATTCTGACCACCTACAAGTCGCAGGAACAGTTGACTGTATCGCAGAATACGAAGGTAAACTTAGTGTTGTAGATTTTAAAACATCAAAAAGAATAAAGCGTAGAGACGACATTCATGGTTACTTTATGCAATGTGCTGCATATGCAGTAGCGTTCGAAGAACAAACAGGAATCTCTGTTCCGAAAATTGTGATATTGATGGCTGTTGATGATGAGTCGCCATTGATTTTCGAAGAAAAAAGAAACACATGGATCAACAAATTCATTGACTTAAGAAATCAATTTCACATTGAAAGAGGATATTAATGCGATTAAAAAATACAATGAAAAATTAATTGCTATTTAATAAAAACTATTATAAAATATTATATACGAGGGTGAAAATCCTCTTTATTTTTTGAAACACAGGAGAATTTAATGAAAACAGTTGGCGATAAATTAGAAGAATTTGCAGTAACAGGAGTTAATCCGATTGGTAGTAAAGGTGAACAATTTTTTGACATTACAGAAAAGTCTTTCGATGGTAAGTGGAAAGTTATTGTATACTATCCAAAAGACTTTACATTTGTATGTCCTACAGAGATTGTTGCATATGATAAGTTGTTCCAAGATTTCGCAGATCGCGACGCAGTTCTATTGACAGGAAGTACAGATAATGAATTTTGCAAAATTGCTTGGCAATCTTCTCATGACGATTTAAAGAATCTAAAGCATATTCAGTTTGCGGACACTTCTCGTGATTGGAATGTTTCATTAATTGAACAACTTGGCGTATTTTATGCACCTGCAGGCGCAGCACTTCGTGCTACATTTATTGTTGATCCAGATAATGTGATTCAACATGTCACAGTAAATAACCTGAACGTAGGTCGTTCACCTGAGGAAACTCTGCGTATCCTCGATGCTCTTCAAACTGGAGAGAAATGTGCATGTAATCGTGCTGTTGGTGGGGAAACTCTCTAATGTTGGAATGTATGATTGTTGGTGATAGTATAGCAGTTGGTGTAGCGATGGCTAGACCAGAATGTGTTAGCTACTCACGTGGTGGATGGAACAGCTGGCAATGGAATAAAGATTACTTGCAAGTAGCATCCACTCATAATCCTAAAACACTAATCATTAGTCTTGGCGCAAATGACCACAAAGGTGTTAAAACTGAACAAGAACTACGTAAAATGCGTTCGGCAGTAAAAGCAGATCGTGTATTTTGGATCAGTCCTGGAGCAGAAAGGAAACCTATTCCGCAAGATGCGATCGAAAGAATCGCCAAGGAGTACGGTGATATTGTTCTTCCTAGACCTTTACAACATATGAGTGCTGATGGTATCCACCCAACAGGTCGTGGTTACAAACTACTCGGCGAACAAACAAAATGAACAGTTTTGAGAAAATCTGGGCAAGAGCAACTGGTCACCTTATGGGTAACACAGATGATGATCGTCCAGATGTTCCTATTTTAAGTCTCAGAGAAGCAAGAATTGCGTTGTTCCTAAAAACATTTTGGGTAATTATACACGTTGTTACTTGTTTCTTTATTATCGCAAATACAATAAGACATTGGTAAACAATTATGAATTTTATAGAGACAATAAAAGAAGCGTTGCCAGAGTATGCGAAAGATACAAAATTGAATCTTGACGCAGTTCTTCTGCGAAGTTCTTTAGATCTAGACGAAGCAATGGGTTGTGCTGTTGCTTCTCTTGCGGCAACAGGTAATGGTAAGGTGCTTGCTGTTTTACTCGCAGACGCACCTGCTGAGGCGAATGCTGCTATGTGTGCTGCGAGTATTATGGCTCAGAACAATGTGTGGTATCCGTATGTTGAAATGGCTGAAGATTCAAACTTGGCTGGTCTACCACCACAGTTGCGTATGAACGCAATTACTACACATGGTGGTACGACTAAAGCAAGATTCGAAGCGTATGCTCTAGCATCATCTATCGTAGGCAAATGTCATTTCTGTGTGAAAGCACATTATGATACACTGCGTAAAGAAGGTTATACTGTTGAACAACTTCGTGACATTGGTCGCATTGCTGCAGTAATGAACAGTGTTGCTAAAGTGCTAAATAGTTAATATGGATAAAACTGAACTAAAACTTAGACAAATGTATCTTGATACAGCGAAAAAGATTGTTGCTTTTAATAGAGCAAGACATTTCGGACATTGTTAAGAATTGTTGTAATCCCTTCAAAGCGAAGGAGTTCTGGACGGGAGTTCGATTCTCCCCACCTCCACCAAAAGTATTATCGTCCCACACCAGACAATTAAAGTCGAAATGTCGTGATAATTCTTCTGATGGGGGTGACTAGGTTTCGACAGGGCTAGATAGTAGAGACGGCAACACGGGAATGTGAAACCCGCAGGATTGGGGAAACTCGGTCGAAGAAGCAAAACAAAGTAAACGCAAACGATGAAGTTTACGCATTGGCAGCTTAATTGCTGACTAGGGTTTCGATGGATGAACCTCGTAACAGAATCATCCATCATCTATACAGTTTTTAATTTTCGAAAGGTAGTAATTCTTAACTTATATGCAAAAATTTTACGTCGAAGATTGTCCTAAAAATAGAACAGTTGCTATGTGGATCAAAGAACAACTTTTAGAATGGACACCAGCAGCTAAACAATTATACTACGAGTCTGATTATGCAAAATACATGAATGTTGTATTTAAGTTTAAAGGAGACGTTAAAGGTCTTCAGGAATCTTTGGATACTGGTATTGCAACATATGGTAAATTTGGATGGAAATCTGCCGAAGGCGAAGATCCAACATATAGTGGTATTTCTGTTACTCACAATCCAAATTTACAATATGATGACCACAACATACATAACAGTAATCTCGGAACAAGTAAAAATCACCAAGCAGATTTTTATATGGGATCATCAGTAAATCATGAATTTGTGAAAGATAGTTATCTCGATGGTATGTCATTTAATGAGTTAACACCAGCAGCTTCGTATGGTTATCTTGGAGAATTACTTAGAAGCATACAAAAAAATGTAACTATTACAAGAAGTCGTATTGGTATTGTTAGTGGCAAAACTGCGCACTATCCAATGTTTCATTGTGATGTTGATACATTTGAACTTACTAGATTAAATATACCAATTAGATCTAATGATTGTTTTGCTTTCCAATTTGAAGGCGCAGAGCCGTATGTATTAGAAGAAGGTAAAGCATATACTTGGCAAACTAGAATGCCACATCGTGTGCTATGCTATGAACCAACTAATATTGATAGATCTAATTTAGTTATTGGTTGGTCTCCTTGGCTTTCTTATAATTACGAAGAAAAGTATTGGTATACAAATCAATACTATTTGAAGAAACATCCATTTGATATGCTAGTTGATGGTGATGTTACTGATCAAATTGAACTAATTGGAATGTTCTGATTTATAAATAATAGTATCCATTATTGGATCATGGTGATAGTAACCATGTAAAAAACTATCAACACTTACACACAACACAGAAAGGAAGTAAAATATGAGTAACATGACTCCGTTCGAGATTCGCCTTGAACTTTTAAAAATGGCGAAAGATATGCTTACTGAAGACTACTATGGTAAGCGTGAAGTAATTTCTAATGACTGGCAAGTTAAAATAGAAATTGCTAAACTAAATGGTGGAACTGTTCCTGATCATCCAGGATTTCCACAATATCCAACTGAATCCGATATCATTGCGAAAGCAAATGCATTAAATGGATTCGTTTCACAAATCCCCCAAACTACACAAGAAAAGACTACTATCAAAAAGTCCACCTGATATGGGATTGGAAGGCACACGCACAAGTTGTCTGTGCCTTCTCAAACTAATTAAGGAGATACAATGAAGTTTATAACAACTGTTTTATTAATTATCGTTGTTATTTTTGCATATTTACTCACAAGCGCACATGGAAAAATGTTAACATCGAATATTGTTAGTGTTCCATACGAATTTTTAAACGCAAAAGAAAAAAAAGAAATTGATTGTCTTGCTGATAACATATACTATGAAGCAGGATATGAACCAAAAGAAGGAAGAATAGCAGTTGCTGCTGTAACAATTAATCGTGTTAAGTCAAATAAATTTGACAGTACTGTTTGCGGTGTCGTTAAACAGAAAACATATGGAACATGCCAATTTTCATGGCTGTGCGATGGATCTGCAGCACGTAAACCAAATGCTAATATATACAATGAGGCGAGAGAATTAGCGCTCTATGTTTATTTCAATCATGGAGTAATTGAGGATCCTTCTAAAGGTGCTTTATATTATCACGCAGATTATGTAAACCCTCGATGGAAACTCGATAAGACCACAATAATTGGTCGCCATATATTTTACAAACCAAAAGAGGATTACTACATTTATGCTAGACAAACTAAACATTAAATTAGACACTGGCGATTCTAAACAAAATTTTTTGTTATTTATGGAAGAAGTAACAACTTCCTCATGCAAAAATATTGTTGAGTGGATCTTTCATTGTAATTTCTCTGAAGAAAATTTTGATGTATTAAATTTAATCATATGCACTCCTGGTGGTGATTTAAATGCAGCATTTGCTGTTATTGATACAATGAAAGGCAGCCACATTCCTGTTAGAACTATTGGTCTTGGGCAGATCGCTTCGGCTGGTCTGCTCATGTTCATTGCTGGAGAAAAAGGACAGCGTGTTCTTACACCAAATACATCTATTCTTTCACATCAATATACTTGGGGAGCATTCGGTAAAGAACATGAACTGTTTGCTCAAGTAAAAGAATTCGATCTTACAACCAAAAGACTGATTACGCACTATAAAAAGTGTACAGGATTGGAGGAAACTGTAATCAGAGATAAACTTCTACCACCACAAGATATCTGGTTATCTGCGCCAGAAGCGAAGAAGCTGGGTCTCTGCGATACAGTAAAGGATCTATACTAATGAGCGATGATATCACAAAAGAGCAACATTCAAAACGTATTCATAGCAAAAAAACTGCTGTAAAAAGGCAAGTTAGAATTGCTAAATCTCATGGAATAGAAGTAAAAGAACCACATAAGTTTGCTAAACATCATGCGCTAGATTGTGGGCAACCTGAGTGTATTCTTTGTGGTAATCCTAGAAAGATATGGAAAGAGAAAACTATTCAGGAAAAAAAATTTGATGAGATTCCATTAGAGGAGTAAATATGAATTGGTTAAAATATTCTGGACTGTTTATTACTATTACTGCAAATCCATTTCATTGGAGAGTTGGATTAGAGTATGGTAAAGATGAAATAAGTGGACCGAGGACTTGGTCTTGTAAAATAAACTTATTATTCCTCGGTCTTCACTTAGTTATTGATGATGGTTCATGGTAGACATATTGCCAATAATCTTATATGGCAAGAAATATAATTCAAGAAATAACATAACGTAGAAATCGAAAATCATTTCTTAGCGTTTTCTTCAGCTGCTTTTTTCTGAGTTGCTGCTGGAGCTTTTCTTTCAACTTTCTCTGGCTTTTTAATCTGTGGTTTTACATCAGATTTTGGTGGTTCTTTACATTCAATTTTACCAGCATTCTTTTTCTGAGAGCAATCAACCTTTGGGGCAGGTTTGTCTGCAGAATATGCTGGAAGAACGAATGAAAATGCAACAAAAAGACTTAGTAAGTATTTCATCTTATGCTCCAAAAATGTGAACTGCTTCGTTATAGTGCTTGATACGATCATCAAGACCAATCGTACCACCATTAATTCTCTTAGTCATTCCAACAAAATCGCCTGCGTCAGCAAATGTGTTTAGATCATTTGCGTACCAGAACCAGCATCCAGAATGAACTGCGCCACGTGGTGTTTCTAAATATTCAGCTGCGTCTTCTGGAGAAATACCAGCGTAGTTTGCGAAATTAACATAATTGTTTTTACCAGTTAACTGAATCAAACCACGACCACAGTAACGGAAGCCATCACCAGATGCTTCATCGCCATTACCCATACGACCACCATAAACTACGTTGGCAATTTTTTCTGGTTGACGAGCATACTGATTTGCGTCACGATTTGCTCCAAAATATTTTGGGAAAATTTTGTTAAGTCCATCAGCAGAGTAGTTTAAATTTTCTTTTAAGACACGATAACCACCTGACTCATGAGCAGTTTGCGCAACAAAAGCTGCAACTCTACCAACTGATGTAATTTCAAATACTGGTAATAATTCGTTTAATTCATTAAACCAAACATCAACACCATATGCTGCATTTGGAATGATATGTGATAATTTCTGAGATGTAAATTCAAATTCAAAGGACATTGTTATTCTCCTGGTTTTCTAATAATTGGTGGAACTGCAACTCTCGGTGGAACTGCAACACTTGGGGGAACACTCGCTGGCTCAACTGGGTCTGGATATGCTGCTGGCATTCCCATTGATGGTGGCGAAACTGGTCTAATTGGCAGTGGACTTAATGCTGGTGTTGCTGGTGTTGGTTTGTTTACGCCAGAAGCCATATCTAATGCTTTCTTTCTTGCCTCTGGATCATTACCTGCCAGCATAATTCCCGACAGCGTTCCAGTTAAGAATGTTGCGATAGGAATAATCAACTCAAAAAATTTCTGATCAATTGGAGAAATTGCATTAAGTGGTTGAGTTACAAAAATAATTGAGTAAAGAACAACGAAAACAATACCAGTCAATGTTAATGCTAAACAGATTCCAATAAAGAATCTTAGTCGAGCCATCAACTGATCTTCTGTATATATGAAATTTTCTTTATTTTCCACAGTTTGTTGCTCCTTGTGTAGAAATATTTTTAGAAGGTTCGATAGTTTTTTCATCAGGCGGTCCTAGTCTGGGATCACGTTGTCCCTTAAAAATATGTTCTGGACATTGTCTAGTCACATCACATAATGGTTTTTTACAAATATCTTTATCCCAGTTTGCTGGGTCTTGGCATGGATAACGGAATCGATCACCACCAAAAATAGCCAAAGCCAGTGGTAAAAAAATCAGTAAAGCCAACCATTTAAATAATTTTTTATCGTTCAACATTCCCTCAGCTTTCTATTATTTCTGTTATTTTGCTAGTGGGTTATCCAATGCCTTTTGAATGCGAGAATCTACGTCTTTATTTAGTTGTCTTAATGCTTGTTCGGTTTCTTTCTTAATTGTGCGAACTTCAACTTCAGTCTCACGCTGAGATTGTTTGGCGCCTCTCTCAACACTATCAACTACAGTTTCCAATTTACGTAGATCGTTCTTAAGATCGTTTTTAATATCACGTGTGTAGTCTGCTGTTTTCTGAGAATTCTCCTCAATAACAGAAAGACGCTTGTCAAACTCAGAAAGATCTGGAGCTACATATTTCTCAATCTTTGTTTTCATATCTTGGTAAGATTTGTAAACCTCAAACGCACCATATAAACCACCAAGCACAGACGATACAATAGTAAATGCTACCATTAGTTTTGCTGGAGTAAACTCGTACCCACCAATACTAATTACTGTATCTTTACTAGCATATTTCTTTACTGCTGCTTCTGCTTCATCAATTTTTTTATTGACGTCTTTAATTTCTTCTGGCATTTTTGTTTCCTTTATTTACTTCGTTCTAGTTGTTTTGCGATACTTCTCATCTTAATTAAATCTGATGCGCTTGGACCATTTCCTTTTTCTTCAGCCTCAGCTTTAAGTATTTTTTGCTCTTCAATTTTAAAATAAAAAACATAAGCTGAAATTAAAACTATAATTTCTAAAAGATAAAAGATCATAAATGACTCAAATAATGTATTCATTTGTATTGTGCGTCAACCATTTCTTGATGCAATCTATCTGCTCCCCCAAACATTCTTCTACCAACTGTGCGATTATCAATTACATCTTTTCCATATTGTCTTTGTAATTGTCTTTGAAGAATATCTGGAACATTTGACTGCGCATATGTAGAGAATCCTGGAACAAAACCCATCGCCCCGATTACATTTGTTTGTATTGCTACTTGCGCTTCAAATGTAACAGCGTTTTCTACTCTTTTCATTTCTTGCTGCGCTTTTTGATTCGCTTCTTTCCTTGATTCTGCTCTTATTTCTCCACCAGATTTACCTTCATTAGTTCCAGGTTTTTGATCAGATCTTTCTGATCTTGGTTCTGCTCTTGCTGATTGCTGTGGCTGTTGTCTTTCGCTTGAGGAAGATGCGTTTCTAGTTTCTGTTTTATTTGTTTGTTGCGTTTGAGCAGATCCTTGAGTATTAGTATTTGTGTTAACAATTTGTTGTCCTCCCGATGGCGCTAATTGAACTGTGGCTGTTGCGTCTGGCGATACAGAAGTTGCTTTTGTTTCAATCACGCTATCAACATTACTATCACCTGTTTTAGAAACTTCTGTTTTTACCCTACCATCGTTTGAAATAGAAGTAGATGCTTCTGTTCTTGATGGTTTGTTTTCTGTTGTTTTTGTTGTAGTTGAAGTTCCAGTAGTGTCGATTCCTAAAACACTTTGTTTAGCGTATGCTTCAGCGTAATTCGGACAGTCTGTTGCATAAAGACCATTTAAATTACACTGTTGTGTTTTGTATGCCGATGCGTATCCAGTACAGCCAGTATGGTATAGTGGATTAGCAGTACATTGCTGATTATAATATGCTTGTTGATATCCTGGACACCCAGTGTCATACAACGCATTTAATGTACATTGCTGAGCATAATATGCTGCTTGATATCCAGGACAAGATTGCGCATATAGCGGATTGATATTACATTGTGCTGTTTGATACCCAGGACAAGATGGGTCATATAAAGAATTTAATGTACATTGCTGAGTAAGATATGCAGCTGCGTATCCAGAACATGATTGTGAAGAAAGCGGATTTGATACGCAAGGATCTGCAGTGTAAACTGCTTCACTGTACATGTTTGTTATGCTCGAAGCGCCAAGAGTCCATGGCGACATAGCAAATCCACCTAATGTTGACATTGGTAGAGAAGAACTAAATCTAAACTGTTTTGAATATGTACCAGATGCTCCGTTATTATTACCATTGTGCGTGTTAGATTCACTAAACAATGTAGCGCTGTTGCTATCTGTAATAACAGTCGCAACTCCAGCGTCTGAATAGTTCCAACCTGTTAAGCAAAAACCAAATAAATCAAACATAGCACATTGTCTTCCTGCGACATTGTATGTGTAACCATAATTAAATCCGTGTATAGTAGCACCAGCGCCAGCAAATGCTAATGCTTGATTAATCGCATACGCTTGCGTTCCAGTTGTTCCTGTAAATAAATTGTTACTTGTTACTACATTATTATAACCAGGACATGATGGAGAATATGCAGGATTAGTTACGCAAGGATCAACTGTATACTGCAAACTTAAAGAGGGGTTGCGAACTTGTGGTCCATAATAACCTGCCCAAAATCTAGCATCTTTACCTGTAAACGATAATTCTAAATTAGATAAACCTGATAAAGAATAGTCTTGAGCAAACCATTGTGTACCAGAATAGTTTATAAAACCACCAGACTGTTGTGGATAGTTGTAGTTGTATGTCTGAAGAGCATTTCCTCCAGAATCTTTTAATACAACTTGACCACTCAATGTTCCATACTGCCCAGTTGTTGAATCATTGTTAATATTCCATGAATAATTATAGCCACCAACTTGTATTCCTGTTCCAGACAATGCTTGGTTTATCGCGATTGTTTGCGCAGCAGTTGCTGTCGTATATCCAAATATAATTGTGTTAGTTCCAGGATTAAATGCTGGAGTAGTTCCTCCAGATAATCCACCATTTTGTCCTTGCACAGTTCCAGTCCAAGCGTTTACTGTTGGGTTTAATAGATTTGATGTTTGATTGTATGTTGCGTTAGGTGATGGTTGTGTTCCTACTACTTGAGCAAACAAGTTACTTGATGTTAATAACAATAACAATAAAATTTTTTTCATAGTTTATCTTTTTGTTACTATACCTTGCTTTATTGCTGCGCTTTGATGTTCTAACCAAATACCAACAAACCCAATTATTACACATACTGCTGCGAATATTTTAGCCATGATTATAACTTATACAGTTTAAAAAAATATACGAGTAACGCAGCTACACCAATGCAGTACCATAATAAATCTTGAACTTTTTGTCTATCTTTATTAATGAACTTCATATCCTGCGCATTTTGTTCTTGTATCTCGCCTTTATATTTTTCTACTTTAGTCCAAGCATCTTTACCATGTTTTGCTGTTAAATCTGTTTTTAATTTTTTAACTAACTCTTGTCTTTCAAGTTCTTCCTCAAATTTACGTATAGCTGCTAGTTCTGTATTGATTAAAAGTTGTTCTTGTTGACGTCTTTCTTGCACTCTTCTTTTCTGTTCATTCTGAACAGACTTTTCCATATCGCTCTGTATCTCACCAACAAATTTACCAGTATCATCCCCAAGTTTTTTGGCTTGTTTTAAAGCATTTAGACCATTGGATATGTCCTTGGGGATTTCCATTTAATTGTCTTTTTTCTCTGCTGGTTTGCTCAGATCAATTACTGGGGGTTTTACTGCATAGTTACCAATATTATCTTTTTTAAAGTTATCAAGAACTCCACGTGATTTCCATTCTTCTTTCGCTGCTTCACCAATTTTTCCTTCTACTGGGCATGGTGTTCCTGCTGCTATCATTGCTGTAAAGATTCTTTCATCTTGACACAATGTTGCTACGGCAGCAACTTTCATTCCCATATCGTATAAGTTCTTTGCTAATTTAATTCTTTCGCAATTCATATCTCTCATTGTACCGCCCATAGAGATACCAAGAATCTGCGTTTGCACTGCTCCTGATGCTGCAACTGCGCAGACATCGTTATTAATAGTTGTGATTGCTGGAGCCACCGCAGTTGGAGGTGGCGATTTTACTGTTGTTTCAGAAGTGCTTCTGGAAGTCGAATCAGTTGTGACCGATGTTTGGGCGATCGCAGGGGACAAATACATGACAAAAAGCACGAATAATGCGAACTTTTTGTTCATTTTACTACCTTTGTTGGGTTATATTTCTAATAATTTTTGGCATATGCCAACTATATTTAGTGCATTGATTGATTTGCTTGACAATAAGTAGTATTGTATAGTATAATGTATCTAGTTTGGAGAAACTATGGACAAAGAATTAATTGATTTAAAAAACCGAATTATAAATCATGGGATGTTCTGGGGAGAACACAACTATCCAAAAGGATTTTATTGGGACATTCGCGAAGTTGTGCTACAGGGTAAATGGTTAAAAATTGTAGCACAAAAAATGTGGGAAAAAATTAAGCCACACAATATACAACTTATATTTGGAACTGGAAGTGGAGCAACACCAATTCTTTCTGCAATTCAAATGATTGCATCTGAAGATGGTGTTGAATTACAAACACTTATAGTTAGAGAACAAAGAAAAGATAGAAATAGAAAAAAAATTATTGAGGGAACATTACCAAAGCACAAGGTAAGAGCATTTTTTGTAGATGATATGATGAATGATGGGAACACATACTACAAAATTCGTCAGACATTAATGAAAGAGACAAACAATGTTGACATAATTGGGTGCTGCACTGTTGTAGATAAATGGTCTCAAACTGGTTCTAGAAGAATTATGATAAAGGGAACAAAGTTTGAAACACTTTTTTCCAAACACGATTTTTATACGAGAATCGATCCTTGGATTTGGGAAGGTAAATTTGAATCTGTAACATCTGGTAAAAGATTATTTACCAGAAAAATAATTAAAAAACAAATTTGGCGTTGTATGGATAATAACATAAACATGCAACACATAAAAAGTCCTGTTTTGATAAATGAGAATAATGTTTATTGGGCGACCGACTATGGTAAACTTATGTGTCATAAACTTGAAACAGGAGAACCACAATGGGAAAGGCAGCAAAAAAGAATTATTATTGGTAAGATTATTAATTATCCAACTATTGTTGGAGATTCTTTATATGTAAATGGATATGATGGTATAAGTTTAAAAATGAACAAATACACTGGTGAAATTAAATGGCAAAATAAAGTTTGTCATACATTTCATTCTTCAATTACACCTGATCCGAATAGAAAACAAGTGTACACTTGCACTGAAAATGGTGAACAAATAGGTTATATTGTATGTCTTGACTCTGATACAGGTATACCTAAGTGGAAATATAAAACAAATAAGTGGATTCCATGTACACCAAATGTAAAAGATAATGTTGTTGTTACAGGAACAAATGACAATGTAATACATGCTGTTGATGCAGAAAATGGAAAACTATTATGGTCTGCGAAATCTGGTATGATAAGAAGTAAACTAATTTTCTTTAAAGAAACTGTAGTATCTTTTGATGAACGTGGTATGTATAGAATACATAATATGTATACAGGAGAACTTATTTTTGAAAGGTGTTTTGGAAAATCTTTTCATCCCAATCTTGTAGTTGATAAACTAAATGATCATATTATTTTTACAAATAATACATATGATGGCTATATGTTTGCAATTGATCAAAACGGAAATCAGAAATGGATGGTACAGTTAAGAGGAGAACAGTTATGGTCTCCACAGTTACTTAACAACAGACTTTTGTCAGTTTCATACAATGGTTATCTTTCTATGATATGCGCATCGACTGGTGAAAAACTTGCGTGTGATTTTTTAAATTATAAAGTTTCTTCACCACCAGCATGGAATCAAGATTATTTGGCAGTTAACAGTTTAACACAAGGACTTTTTGTTTATAGGATATAACATGAAATATAAAATTTTAGCGGATATGCATTGTGATAGAATTGTGTATTTTACATCTAACATATCAGAGCATACAGAAATAGATGATAATCTTTACATATGTTTTTATGATGGAGAATTACCGAAAACTCCAAAAGAAATGACACTTAGAAATTGTTGGTCTTGGAAATGGGATTCTGTAAATAACACATTAAATTATGCAAATCAATCTGTAGAAAAACAGATTACTCTTTTCGATCAAAATAAAAATTCAGCAAAACAAGTTCTTGTAAACGTAATTAATAAGGCAAGAAAAACTGTTATAAACAACTATGCTTTTGATGCTTATACACAATCAAGAATATATGAGGAGTTGACAAAACCAAAAGAAGAACAATTCTATATTAATTCTATCGCAGAAATAACAGGTAAACCAAGAGAAGACGTGTTTTCCGAATACAGTAAAAAAAGAAAAAAGTTTGAGGATGTTCTATTTCTATCAGAAGTTACCAGAATACATTTCGAACAACTAATTGATAAATGTAAAACTTCTGATGAACTTTATAGAATTCGAAATGACATCGCAGAGGTAAATATACTAGAAAAATATAAAGATTTAGAAAAATAATTTGACATAAATTAAAGAACTTGTATAATTACTATGTAGGGGTTGATATAGAGGTTAGTAAGCACTAACTTAATACCCTTACAGACTGTAAGGTTAATGCTTGACAAATATTCGGAAAGAGAGTATACTAGTCTTATAGTGAATAAAAAGGAATTTTACAATATGAATGAAATTGAAAAAGAAATTATGTTAATTACACAAGAAGAATGCGCTGAGGTAACTCAAGCAATCAGTAAAGTGTTTCGGTTTGGAATGAATGATTCATACAAAGGTGTAACGAATCGTGAACATCTTGAGGAAGAAGTTGGTGATCTAATGTGTATGATCGATCTTCTCATTGAGAGTGGTGTTATTAATGAAGCAGCAGTGATGACTGCGAAACATGAGAAAATGAATAAGTTACAAACTTGGTCAAAGATTTTTTCAGAAATTAATTAGAATTACTAGACAACTATGCACACGTGGCAGAGTGGTCCAATGCAACAGTCTGCAAAACTGTAAAGTCACTGGTTCGAATCCAGTCGTGTGTTCCAATGCTTGACATAAAAAAGAAATAGTAGTATAATATAAGTTCAGAAGACCTCTATAAATCTTGTGTCGAATCGCAAGTTTGAGGCAAAGTAGGGTGGGGGAGTGAGCGGGATCGTCACGCCTATTCTTAAATAACAGCCGACAGTCGGGATGACTCTCATCGTGCCCCTTGTGATTTGCGGGATTAGTTTAATGGTAAAACTACAGATTTCCAATCTGTTGTCGTCAGTTCGATTCTGACATTCCGCTCCATTGTATAACGGAGATGTAGGAAAATTGGTAACCCCAGCTGACTGTAAATCAGCCACCTCTGGTACTGCTTGTTCGACTCAAGCCATCTCCACCAGATTAAATTTTTTGACGCAGAGTATGGAAGTGGTCTATCCGCTTGGTCTCATAAGCCGAGAATCGCAGGTTCGAATCCTGCCTCTGCAACCAGTTTGTTGTCTAGTAGCTCAGTCGGTAGAGTAGGTGACTGTTAATCACTTGGTCGGTGGTTCGAGCCCACCCTAGACAGCCAGTTTTGCCCTGTTAGTTAAATGGTATAACAGTTGATTTGTAATCATCAATTGGCAGTTCGATTCTGTCACGGGGCACCAAGTAACCGAGTGTAGCGCAGTCTGGTAGCGCATCTGCTTTGGGAGCAGAGGGTCGCAGGTTCGAACCCTGCCACTCGGACCATTTTATAGGAGATATAGTGAAGTTAGAAAATATATTTTCCAGCTTTGTTACTACAGATATTCTTGATATAGATAACGACAGTATCTACAGTTATTGTAAACAAATTCAAAAAGAGAGGGGTCTTGACGATGTACATCAGCACCACCTTTCAATGCATGAACCTGAGATGATTGAGTTGTATAATGCGATTGAGCAAAGACTTCCAGTATTAAATCAGATGTTTGCTCTTAAAGACGGCATTGAGCAGAGACTATTCAATGGTTGGGTTAATTATGAGACAGGTAAAACTATTGTAAAACCACATAATCATGCTAGGCAATTTTTAACAATAGTTTATTATGTTTATGCATCGAAAAATAGTGGTGAGTTATATTTGATGAATCCTAATGATTCCCATACATATGTTGTTCCTTCTACTCATCGTGGACATGCGTGTAAAGAATGGAATGAATATAATAATGCAATTCACATTATCAAACCAGAGCCAAAAAAATTAGTAATATTTCCTAGCTGGATATTCCACTATGTAGTTCCATGTAACACTGAAAGAATTTCAGTCGCATTTAACACTAGATTATTTGCAGGTTCGTACGATTTAAATTCAGCATTAGGTATGTAAGTATTTGTCGCCATAGTTCAGTGGATAGAACAACAGCCTTCTAAGCTGTGGGTCGGGGGTTCGATCCCCTCTGGCGACGCCAAATTATGGAAGATGTGTTGCAAGGTGCGACAGGAGTTTGCTAAACTCTCGTTCAGAAATGGGCTGACAGGTTCGATTCCTGTATCTTCCGCCAAATTATGGAGAGTTGGTCGAGTGGTCTATGGCGCTAGTCTTGAAAACTAGAGACTCGAAAGGGTCCGTGAGTTCGAATCTCACACTCTCCGCCAGATAAAAATAGTAATAATATTGGGCTGGTAGCTTAATGGTAAAGCGTTCGACTCATAATCGATTGAGTGAGAGTTCAATTCTCTCCCAGCCCACCAAGGAGATAAAATGCAAGTAGATGATTATCTAAAAGTATTTAATGTTATTCCTAGCACAGTATGTCAGGAATTAATAAAAGAATATGATAGTGATCCAGAGTGGCAACAACATAAATGGTATACTGCTGCAGACGACACTAAATCTTCTTTACATAATAAAGAACTTGATGTATTGTATCACAAAAAATTAACTGTATTAGAACAGTATCTAGCACAAGCATTGATGGGATATTATAATGAAACTGGTCTTAAAGATCTAGTGACATATCATGGACCCATTAGACTTAACAAATATAAAACTGGAACAGTTATGTCACAGCATTTTGATTTAATCCGTAGAAATAAAAATGATGGTATACCTGTTTTGACATTTCTTGGATTAATGAATGAAGATTTCGAAGGCGGAGAGTTTGTTGTAAGAGATAAAGTAGTAGAATTTAAACAAGGCGACATTATGATTTTTCCATCAACATTCATATACCCCCACAGAGTAGAGGAAATAACTAAGGGTACACGATATTCGTTCGTAGCATGGGCATATTAAAGCGAGTGTGGTGGAATGGTATACACAGGAGACTTAAAATCTCCCGTCTTTGGACATGAGGGTTCGAATCCCTCCACTCGCACCATTTGGAGTTTAGTATGAGGTTCAGACAAAAAATAGATATCCAAGAAGTAAAAGAATTTATCAACAATTGCGGACCAGAAACAAAAATCTATATCGGTTGTGATTCTGAGAGATATAAAGTTGGTAAACAATGGTTTGCTGATTACATCCTTGCAGTTGTTGTTCACATTAATGGCAACAATGGTTGTAAAATTTTTGGAGCAGTTCAAAAAGAAATTGATTATGACCAGAAAAACAATAAACCAAGATTACGTTTAATGAACGAAGTTTATAAAGTAGCAGAACTGTATCTGGAACTTGCTATTGAAATTTCTAATGACATTGAAGTTCATCTAGATATCAACCCAAATGAAAACTATGGTTCTTCGTGTGTTATTAATGAGGCTGTTGGTTATATTCGTGGTATGTGTAATGTCATACCAATGGTTAAACCGCAAGCATTTGCTGCTTCATATGCTGCCGACAGACTAAAAGGATTACAACAATATGGATAAAAAAAATGTAACACAGATCGTTCGTTCTTTTGTTCGAGATTACCCTATGGTTGGGACTAATGTTCGGGATTGGAGACCAGAAAGATCCCCAAACTTTTTAGAAAATACTAGATTTAATTCTCTTCATAAATTGAAAAGGAATGAAAAAGAATTTAATAAAACCATTGACATTAATGCTGAGATTTAGTATAATAATATATGTAAGGTTGAAAATATAACTGGAGAATATAATGGAAATAAAGATTAAGAAAGTAGAAAATGGTTACTTCGTTGAGGTAAACGGAGAATGTGAAGGCGAATATTTTGAGAAAGAGTATGTATTTCCAAAGTATTTTCAGGTTCAAAAATTTGTTAAGGAACATTTAAACAATGACAATCGAGGAAGCAACTAGAGTTGTAGTAAATAAAGAGGGCGATTTGGTTAGCGCATATAATTTTTTTGTGCTACAAAAAGCGAAATTAGATAAATACTTTACAGAGTTTCTTGACTCTAACGAAAAAGAAATGAGCGAAGATAACTATGATTCTCCTGCCTGGAAGCAGTATAGGGTCATGTTAAAAGATTATGAGACAGTCGAAAAATTCATTACTACAAGTAAATATTACATTACCAAACATGTTTGAAAACGCAAAACAGTTTTCTTTGTATATCGAAAAGGTTGTGCAGGAAAAACGCATGACGCACATGGATGCTGTTCTTGAATATTGTAAAGAAAATTATTTAGATCCGCAAGACATATCTAAATTGATCAATAAATCTCTTCGTGATAAGATTAAAGTAAATGCTACAGAACTCAACTATTTCCCAAAACAAGCAACACTTGATATTTGACCGAGCACATAAAGCATACCAAATGTATCTGGCAGTAAAATTGCATTTTATGTCAGACAAGTATGACATTACAAAACATAGGGGTCGTGTTATGACTTCTAAAAGTAATTTTGCATACAGCAATAGAGAACATCTCTTCAATAAGTTTGCTGATAAGTTCGACAATAAACAACAGATGGCGCAATATCTTATTGCTAACTTTGCATATGGCGCTTGGGGCAACACTGACATTGTTTATGGAACATCAGAATCAGATGAAAATTTTAAAGAATGGAATCGTAGAAAACAATCTATGACCCAAATTTTTAAACAAGATCTAAGTAAGGTTCGACTTCATTTTGAGACAAATAATATAAATTTTGAATCTGATCTTGATGCAAAATTTCCAAGAGTTCCCGATCTATTTCAGTTGTATCTTGGTAAGCATATTACACTTGAGACACTGATTATCTTGGACAATCATCATCCGTTTTTAGACAACTGGAAAACAAATCTTGGTAGTCTATTCTCTGATGAGATTCGTAGGGTGATCAAAGCAAGACCATTTGTCAAGTTTGATCGAATTAAAACAGAACCAATCTATGTGGGGTTTATTCAAGAGTTTTAAAATGGGGCATACATTTCGAAAAGAAAAGTCAATTGATGACTATAAAAAGAACTACAAAAAAATCATGGTTCAAGATATTGAAAGAAAACAAACTAAGAATAAAAAGATCATTGAGTTTGATCAAGAATTTGATGATGATTTCGAAGATGAATACGACAGCGACTTCGATAATTCTATTGATGATGAAAAAAATAATTACTTTACAAAAAATAGAAAGTAGAGTATTATAAATAGTTGTATAGCATGACTAATGTGACATACGACAAAACTTTATACACTTTTATACGACAAAGGAAAATATATGGATATCGCAACACTACGCAAATCACGTCAAACTGACTTTACGAAAATTCTCGGAGAGTTTGACAAAATCTCCAACCCTTCTGGAGATTCAAAATCCTACGAAGACGACCGATTCTGGAAACTGACTGCTGACAAAGCAGGTAATGGTACAGCAACTATTCGCTTTCTACCACGTGTAGAGGGTGACGAGTTTCCTTGGGTTCGTATCTTTAATCACAGCTTCCAAGGTCCAACTGGTAAATGGTACATCGAGAATAGTTTAACTACTCTTGGTGAAAACGATCCTGTTGGCGAACTCAACTCTCGCCTGTGGAACAGTGGCTCTGAAGCAAATAAAGAAATTGCTCGCAAGCAAAAACGCAAGTTAACATATATTATGAACATTCTTGTGCTTAATGATCCTGCTAAACCAGAGAACAATGGTAAAGTGTTCTTGTTCAAGTTTGGTAAGAAAATCTTTGATAAGATTATGGATAAAGCCAAGCCAACTTTTGAAGATGAGAAACCAGTATTGGTATTTGATCTTTGGGAAGGCGCAGACTTTAAACTACGTATGCGTAAAGTAGATGGTTACTCTAACTATGACCAATCTGTTTTTGCAGAACCAAGCGCACTTTTTAACGCTGATGAAACAAAACTCCTTGAAGTTGCTTCGAAGCAATATAAGTTGTCAGAGTTTCTTGCGGCAAAGAACTTTAAATCTTACGACGAACTCAAGCGTAAGTTGGAAATGGTTCTTTCTGGTGGAGGTGTAGTTACTACTGCTGCTGCTATGGCAGATGAAGAAGAAGCAGAAGCACCTGTTCGTGCCAGTAAACCTGCTTTAGTTCCTAAGACAGCGAAACCTGTAGAGGATGATGAAGACGATATGTCTTATTTTCAAAAACTCGCTAACGAGTAAAAAGAAAGGGAGCTTCGGCTCCCTTTTTTATTTCCAGCAAGGTCCAGTATAATCAATGAATAACATATATCTGGTACCTTTGAGTATTGGGGTTATTTCTGTTCGCTTCATACATGGCCAAAACATAAGGTAACCTCTTTCTCTTCTTTGCGCTAATGTTGGTATAGCTGTCCAAAAATTATATAAAATTATTTCTGATCCCTCATATTCATTGCCAGGTGTTAGATTAACGCATGCGAATATTTTATTGTGTCTATCTTTTGATAACCAATTAATCCTTGCGCATTGCGAGATAAAAGATTTTTCATCACCATCAAATTTCATTATTCGAGCTTCTAAAGTATAATCAGTATCTAGAAAAAACATTGTTTCATTTGCTGTTTTGACAACATCTGTAATTCTGTCAAGCAGTGTGCGAATACCCTCATCGTTAGTGTCAATTTCAGTTTCTGTCGATATTTGTTTTATTGTTCTTACTACAGGAAGTGATTGATTTCTAAACTTCGATCTCTCAAAAGATTTGTCTTTATGCAAATCAATTATATACTGACACTCCGTGTCACTCAATAAATTGCTTTCAAAAACAATATCTGATATCATTATAATTACTCCAGTTATTAATAGGTCGGGCTTGGTTGGTATCTTCTATCTAACCATTTTTGGAATGAGGAATCGTTATTCTTAGATGATTTTCCTTCACCTTTTACATTATTATTTACAACATTTGTTGTGTTTGGAGCAACGACAGTATTATTTGATGTTGGGGGACTAGAGGGTTTTTCAGCATCCGCTAACTCATTTCTCTTCTGCGATATTTCTCCAGCTCTATCAACTGGTAATGTAGATACTCCAGATAAGTTTGCTTCTTCTGCGCCACCAGCTGCTTGTTTTCTATAAGCCATCGCTGCTGCTTGTTTGTCTTGAGCATTTGGTGTTGATCTACCAAACCTTTTTGCTTCATCCATAGCGAGTTGTTCAACAGTTTTTGGACCAATACCAGAATCAGGTGATGCTGAAGTTGCTGCTGGTGTTGATGAAACTGGTGTTGCTGTTGTTGTGGGTAATTTTGAAACTCCAGACTTTTGACCAATACTAGAATCGGGTGTTGCTGATGTTTGTTGAGGTTGTAGAGATGATGGTTGCTCATTTTTCTGTAGAGCCTGTCCTTTTACACTACCAGCGCCAGCAGCTTGAATTTCTTTCTTAAATTTGTTAATCGCCTCTTTACGTGCAGCACTCTCTGCGCTTCTTCTTACCATTTGTTGATTTCTAGGTTCTGGGTTTTTAGAGAAGGGATCCTTTGCTATTAACTCCTCAATTTTCTTTTGTTCAAATTCTTTAAACTTAGTATAATTTTCTGGATCTTTTTTAGCAAAATCAGCCTCACTAAATTCTATGTCCTGTGATGCGTTTTCTGTTTTCGAAACTCCACTCTTAGCATCTAAATATGCAGTTTCTTTCTTTATTCTTTCAGCTCTCGCTTCATTAGCAATAGTTCCACCAAACAAACTACCAATTTTTTCTAAACCCCTTGCTGGTGCGCTTTGTAATTTTTCTAAGAATGATGCTCTCTGCCAATTAGCATCATCTTGTTTCTCATCAATCTCATTTTTACCATACCCCAATGCTCCTAGTCCAGCATCAACTGCGAATGGAGCTGCTACCATAGCTGCTCCTGCTGCAATAGTAGAACCACCACCAGCCATAAAACCTTTTGCTCCTTTAGCAAGTTTGCCAAGAGTACCAATTTTTCCAGCTTTACCACCTTTACCAGGCAAATCAATATCTAATAATGATCCACCACCCTCACCAGCTGGTTTTTCTGCAATAATTTTAAGAGAGTCAACCATATCTTTTGTTCTTTTAAGCATTTCTTTTTGATAGTCATCTGTGATTGTATACAGAGCCATCAAATCATCACTTGTTCTTTTTTGTATATCTAATTGTTCTTTTCTTAGTGCGTTTGCTTCTATTTCCTGCTCAGATGAAATTAACTGTGTTTCCTGTATAACTGCATTTCCAGCACTATTTGAGTTGCTCGCAGATCCAGCGCTTGGTGATGGACCATATATACCCATTCTATTTTTTTCTTTTTCTTCTGCAGTGTTTTTATAAGATTCAGCTAAACCTTTAAATCCTAATGTCTCTAGAAAGGTAGATCCTGTTAAACCAGCGCCTGTAACACCACCTGTTACTCTTGGTCTAATATTTGTTTCGTACTGTTGTTTAAAAGTAGATGCCATATTTTTGGCTGTTTCTTTTAAATATTGCGCAGTGTCTCCAAGATCTTTTTTCATATCTTTTCCACCACCAGTATAAGTTAATTGATCTAAGATTGTCATCTATTTCTTTCTCTTAATCTTTCTTTTTCTTCTTCTAAATATGAAAGCAACAGCGAAACGTAAACTTCTTTTTCGTATGGTACCATAAATTCGATGTCCTCAAGCGAATATTTATGGTGTTGCATTAAACCAAAATTTGTCTTATAATAATTGATAAGATTCTCATGACTAAGGTTTATCAAAAAAAATTTTCAATTCCTTCAACAATATAGTGATTATCTGTTTCACATTTTGGACATACCACAGAAACTTTTTGTACTAGTTTTGGTATTGACTCAAAGAAATTTTTGATCTTATCTGCGCAATCCCTTGGAAGAGCTTCAATAAATTTAATCAATTCTTCTTCAGTTTGATCTTTTGCAGAATAAACTGATTCGCTATCATAAATTGATTCAATAGATCCAGCGATAATTTTTAATACTTGATTTGGATCCGACTCATTCATTTGTACAATTTTCTTCAATAGAATAGGATCAGCATATTTCATTACAATACCAACATTATCGTATAGATCTATTTTGTTTGTATGATTCTCTGGCTTTGCTAGTGTTGGACTAATCTTAAAAGTCGCTTTTGTTTTTTCTGCACACGCATCATTTCTACATGTAAAAAATAGTGAAACTTCTTCACCAACTGATTTAACTCTAAGTTCACAGAACAGCCATTCAATATCAAATATTGGCAGCTCATCAAGATTAATCTTTTTATCTACGATGCAGTCTTGGATAACACTCTTAACTGTATCAATCATTGTTAATTCTTCCTCGCTTTGTTGTGCGAGGAGAAGGTTTTTCTCGTCTTTCACTAAGAAAGGTCTATACTTAATTTCTTTTCCATTTGATGGAAGTTTTGTTGTATAGATTGGATGTTTGTAAATAGGCAAAGCCATTATTAATCTCCTTTAGTCATGTTCTTGATAAGTTTGTTCAAGTCAGATGTGCTACCAACAAAGATAGCATTGTTGTTTGTCACTTGTTTTTTTGAATCGCCTTTGGGTTCGTCTAGTTTTTGTTTCTGCTGATGAAGATCCAACAGCTGTTGATTTATGTCAGCAAGTTGTTTTATTAAATTACCAACGACTTCAAATGCTCTTGGGTGTTCGCTTTGTTGCGCAACAGCCAGTGCAGTTTGTAGAGCAGATTGTCCGTCAAGCAATAACATATGTAAATTATTTCTTGCTGCATCAAAATCTGTTTCTATTCTATCGCCTGATATGGGTGGTAAGAGTTGTTGTGGTTTTTCTGGTTTTGGAGAAACCTCAACATCAAACACTTCACTTAAATTTTCATCAACTTTCATTCTTTGGTTTTCCTTCTGACATAGCAATAATTTTTTCTTGTCCACGACTCCATGCTGCAATTCCTAATACAGCTCCCATAGCCATGTGAAACAACCCAGCACCTTGAAGTGTTAAAGGTTCCCAAGGTTTTATTAAAACGACACCATTTGTGCTTTGAAAAATTGCCCAAAGAACTGGATAGATAATGAAATCTGTAATACATACTGTCATGTACATCCAGCCCATGGCTGGTCTCCATTTTCTATTCATCCAGTCTTCGACTTTATTATTCATCCGTTGGTTCTTCAGCTGGTGTTTCTTGTGTCTCTTCAACTGGCGCAGATTGTGTTACTGAATCTGCAATCTGTCCATTGTTAACAAACTTACCAATTAGATTTGAAACATTTCCTGTTGAACCTTCTCTATCTGTAATGTCAAGAAAATTTTTTGCTCCTTGTGGAATTTCTGTCCAGGCGCTAACACGAAATATTTCTTTAGTGTCTTCTTTATACTCTGCTACGATATGCATTTAATTCTCCTTTAGATTGGGGTTTCTGTACTATTTGTGTCTGGTATATCCAGAGCTCCCTGTCTAATGACAATTGGAGCTGTTGTAACATTCCAATATTTGTATTGTATTGTTGCTCTTAATTTTGTAATTTCTTTTGATGATGAGTTATATTGTATTGGGGAAATAGTTTTTACAAATGCTTCATGTAACGAAACAGTATATTTTATTTTTTCTTGTTCTGAAAAATCTAGTTGAGATATTTCAATTGTTGTGGTGTAATCATTATAGTAATTTGCCATCCTTGTTACTGGATCTATTATATTTTCTGCCCAACGATCAAAAAACCATTTAATCTCCATGTTATCATCGAGTAAAAATTCTAATTCGACTGGATCGAATGAACGATTGTATATTACTTCACGGGATTCGCCGAATGTATAAACTGCTTGCGACAAAAAATTTATACCTGGAAGAGTTACGCTTTGACAATAAAAAAGTAGTTTATCAAATTCTGAGTTTGTTGCATTTAATATCCTTGGTGGTGTGATAACAACTTCAAATCTGTTATCTCTCGCAAGACCATCGTCCCTCATTAATGCAATGAAATTGTTTATACTAGCCATTAATTTTATCCTTTGAGTCTCTCCAAACTTGTTCTTTGTTTACTTTCTCGAATCTCTCAACAGGTAATAGCATAGCAGTAACCCACTGTTCTGGAGTTATTAGTGAGAATCTACTGCGAACATGAGAACTAATATATCGTTTAATACATGGTTTCGATAAATCAAATTTTGCTGCATTTGAAATAACTGAGTAGGTAAACTTTAATTTCGTTTTTTCGCTCATGTCTTTTGTGTTTTTAAAGACCATTAATCTATCTAAAAGTCTAACACGCAAAATTGGTGGAAGGTAATGGAAATTTAATCCTAAAAAACCATCTGGTGTTTTTGCAAATGGTAAAACTAAAGGAAATCTATCATAATAAGGAAGAGTATCTTTACCTTTTGGATCATAAAAAAATAGATACATATTTCCAGGCATTAGCGTAGAGGTAAGATTTCCACTTGTTGACAGTTTTTGCGGAGTAGTTGCTGTAGCTAATTTTCTTATTTGCGATGTGAACCACTGCTGAGACTTTTTTACTGCTGTAATGTCATAAGCAGAGTCATTAAAGATAGATTCGAGTGTTTTTGTAGCCATATTGTTATTTATTCTTATACCAATCAGGAGTTATTCCGAGATGTTTTTCTGTTAAAATTAAAAAATTCCAGCCACGATCTTTAGCATATTCTGTAGCTGCTTTCCATTTTGATTCGTTGGTTCCCCATGTTACAACTTCTTCTAAATATTTTTTAGTTACTTTTTTCTGAGGTTCTGGGGGTTTTGTTTGTTTTTCTGGTTTAATTTCTATCAAATAGGTTTGTAAATTACCATGTTTATCTCTAACCTGTACTTGAAAGTCAACAAAATAGCGATGTATTTTGTTGTCTATTGGTGATCGATATGGTATAATTGTTTCCTCAGAACGCCATTTTACAACACTAGACTTCTCATCTGCCCATACCATGAAACGAAGCTCCCAACTACTTCTAAATATTATGTTAGTTGGGTCTCCTGCATATTTTTGCGGATGCTTTGGTCTAAATTTTCCTTGATGAAACATGAATAAATAATAATAAATATCAACCTTTTATTTAGGAACAATATGGCAGACCAAAGCAGACAAGGTTCAAATACAGCCAAAACGTCGCAATCACCACCACCAGCCAGTGCTGGTAGAGAAAAATCTTTTCAACCAAACAAATATAATGTTGAAAATCTTTTCTATCCAATAGATCTGTTTAGTTCAAATGGATCAACTAGAGAAAAAGGAACAGGTGGGCAATTTTTTAACCAAGAGTATTTAAATTACGTAGTATTTTATATTAATGTATCTGATCAGTCACGTGTTTTTACAGAGGCAAAAGCTGAAATTGTTGGTGACATTGATATTACTGAACAAAATAGAGTAACAGGTAAACAAGCATCTATTGGTGAAGCAACTACTGCTGCTGCAACAGGAACTGCTATCGTCGGTGGTGTTACTGGAGCTGCTGAGGGGGCATCTAAATTTGCTGGTAATGTAGGAAATACTGGAGGAACTGTTCAGTTTTTAAAAGGAACTCTTGGAACTGCTGGTGCTCGAGCACTTCAAGGAGCAGGAGCTGCTGCAGTTTCTCTTGGTGGTGCTGCTGTAGCATTACAAACTGTGAGTGATATAAAACCAACAGGAAAAACTAAGAGACTCAGAACAGCAATAGCATTAAATGTTCCTAATGAGGTAAATGTTGGTTACAAAGCAACATATGGAGAAGAAGAACTTGGAGCTATTTTTGGCGCTGCTGCTGAAGCAGCAACAAATAATCAGCTTGGACCAGGAGCAGCTGGTGTGCAGGGCGCAGCTGCTAAAGCGATAGAGCTTTCGCCAGCACGTGCTGCTTTGTCTTCTCTTTATAGAGCAGCAGCAAATCCAAGAAAAGAACAATTGTTTAAATCTATGGAGTTTCGTAGATTTTCTTTTAACTATCAATTTGCGCCAAGATCTCCAGAAGAAGCTGCTAATGTAAAAAGAATAATTAATACATTTAAGTTTTACATGCACCCAGAATTTCAAAATAATATAAACAAAATGTTGTACTTATTCCCATCAGAATTTGATATTGTTTATTATTTTGGAGATAAAGAACATCCCCATTTAAATAGAATATCTACTTGTGTATTAACAGATATGAATGTGAATTATTCACCAAATGGTCAATTCTCAACATTTAAAGATGGATTTCCAACTCAAATAAATGTTCAAATGCAATTCTTAGAACTTGAAACATTGACAAAAGAACGCTTCCTAGGACAAGGTCCAGATGGAAAGGTTCAATTCTCAAATCAAGATTACGCTGATCCATCTAAACCATCATTCTAATATGACATACTTTAGCAATTTTCCAATTACAGTTTACGACTTTTCTGAATTCGGCGAGGAAAGCCAGTCATATCTTGTTTCTGATATTATAACCAATGTCAGAGTTAAGACAGAACTTTTACAAAATATTGTATACTACAATGAATATGATGTAAAAGATGGCGAAACTTTTGAAATAATCTCAGAAAAATTTTATGGGACACCATATCTTCATTGGGTTTTAATGCTCGTAAATGAAAGATATGATTACTTAACTGATTTACCAATGACTCTACCTGCTCTTGAAGCATTTATTGATGATAAGTATGGAACAGCAAATATAAACAACATACATCACTATGAAACATCAACAGGTTTGTGGGTTAATTCTGATTACGTAAACCCTGCTGGGGTAGCAGATGCAATACCAATAACTAACTATGAGTATGAAGTTTATATTAATGAAACGAAACGAAGAATAAAGGTTGTGGCGCCAGAAGTTATGGGCGAGGTCTTTAGGAAGTTTAGAGAGATATTGAAGTGATTGATCAAAACATTAAATTTGCTGGAGACTACGAGTTAATCGATGTAAAAGTAGGAAGCGCAAGAGGATTAATTGTAGACGTATATAATTTCGTAGTAGAAATAAATCTCTACGAAGATTTGTCATCATCTACAATTTCTGGTAATCTTACATTAAATGATGCGCAAGATTTGATTAATCTTATGCCATTTATTGGAGAAGAAAAACTTCTTCTGTCATTTAAATCTCCATCTATGTCTGATAAAACTGGTTTAATTAATCAGGCATTTTATATTTACAAAATGACTGATCGTGAATACACAGCCGAAAGAGCTGTTCAGTATACATTACATTTCGTTTCTTTTGAAGCTGTTATAGATTTAAATAATAAAATAAGTAGAGGATTTGAAGGTAAAAATAATGATGTTGTTACTAGCATTTTAAAAAATTATACAAAAACAGAAAAATTGTTAGACATAGAAGAAACAAGAAATACAATAAAATATGTTTCAAATTTTTGGACACCATTTACAAATTTAAATTTTATTGCTAAAAGATCTATTTCTAAGCAAACTGGTTCTGCTAACTTTATGTTTTATGAAAATACTGACGGATATCATTTTAGAAGCATTGATTCGTTATTAGAAGCAGATTCTAAAACCAGATATATTTACGACAATAATACAAGAGATCCTGGTTCTGGTGGTGGTAGTTCTATAAGAGATATAAGAGAAACTTTATCTAGAATAGAAAGTTATACGATCGATACTGCCTATGACTACATGTCAAGAATACAAAATGGTATGTATAAATCCAAACTAATTATGCATGATATGTTGACAAAAGCATATTCAATACAAACTGTAGAATATACAAAAGAATTTGAGAAGCACAACCATTTAAATCCATATCCACAGTCAACCGAAGGATTACCAGCAAAAACTGCAGCGTTTTTAGATACGAAAATACGTGCTCTTGAGGGATTTGATAATTTCAAAAGCGATGGCATGAAATCTTGGTATCTAAGATACATAATGCAGCAAAGCGAAATTAATAGTTTTACTATGGAAATAACTATTCCTGGTAGATCAGACTTAGCAGTTGGGGATATTATTGATGTATATATCTACAGAACAACTCCATTTCGTTCCACTGACACAGAAGAAGAATTAATTGATAAAACATTTTCAGGAAGATACTTAATATCTTCTCTTTGTCACAATCTAGATAGAGAAAAACACACAATGATTTTGACAGTAATTAAAGATTCGCTTATAATTGATCTAACAAAAGAAGGAACGAGATGATATTTTACAGCGGTGTTGTTGAGGATCGCTTCGATCCATTAACTCTTGGACGATGCAAAGTTCGTATCGTTGGTCTTCACACGGAAGATAAAAAAATATTACCAACAGAATCATTACCTTGGGCATATCCACTACAACCAATAACATCTGCTGCTATGAGCGGAATAGGACATTCGCCTGTTGGACCTGTTGAAGGAACATGGGTAATGATAATCTTTAGAGATCAAGAACAACAAATTCCTGTAATGATTGGCACTCTTGGTGGTATTCCGCAATCAAAAGAAAAAAATAGTTTATATCTAAACGATGATGATACAGTCCTACTTAATAACGAGAGCGCTGAAGACATTAGAAGTTTAGATGGCACAGTCGCATTAGATTCTGATGGAAATCCAATTGTTGGTGGTGATTCTAATCCAGTATCAACAGGTTCTGGCAGCACATTACCAACTAACCAACCAACAACTAATGTTGATGAGGAATATATTGGTCCATTAACAAGGGAAGACATCGATAAGTATAAGATTTCTATTGCCAATCTTGAAACACAATCTAGTGTTGGTGGGGAAGTTAATTACAATTCTCTTGGCGTTGTTGGTGGACAAAATTATGGTGTTGTAAATGCGTATGGTAATCTTGGTAAATACCAATTAAGTGGATATTCATTGTTTGTTCTTGGGTATGTTTCTTCAGTTCTTAACAGTTCTTCTGAGAGAACATTCCCCTCAAACTTTAAACTGGTTGACGAAACAATTTGGCAGAATAAAGAGGGTGTAAAAAATGTAGCAGATTTTCTTTCAAGTTTACAAGCGCAAGAATCTGCTATGGATGAGTATACAAGATACAATTATAAACAACTAAAAGCTCTTGGTATTATTAATGATTCAATGCCAAAGAAAGAAATTCTCGGATATCTTTCTATTGCTCATCCTGAAGGGCATCGTAGAGTAGTTTCGTTTAAGAATAACACAGATATACAGGATGGATACGGAAATACATCAACTGAAAGGTATCAAGTAGGTTACTCATCCCTAGAGGGAGATCAACCAAAAACATTACCACAGAATGTTCCTGTTGGCGCAGACGCTAGTGAGCCAGCAATTGGAGAGCAAAAACCTGATGGAACTATAAGCACAGGAACATCAGTTTCTGGTCAATCAGGGCAAGGTTTTAAAGATCCAAATTTTAAGTATCCATTAAAAAATCATTTAAATGAACCAGACACAAATAGACTCGCTAGAAATCAATTTATTGAGAAAACAACTGTTGCTTTAAAAGATGCAACCAAAGAATTAAAAGTTCCAACTGCTATTTCTAATTCAACTTGGAATCAACCAGACTCACCATATAATGCCAGATATCCATTTAACCATGTATATCAGGGAGAAAGTGGTCATCTAATGGAATTTGATGACACACCAGAAAATGAACGTATACACATTTACCACACAAAAGGAACTTTTACAGAAGTTGATGTAAATGGAACGCAAGTAAATAAAATTGTTGGTGATGGATATGAGATTGTTGATAGAAATGGTTATCTTTACGTTAAAGGTGCTTACAATGTAACAGTTGATGGAACAACAAAAATTTACTGCCGTAGTGCAGCTGATATTGAAATTATTGGCGATGCGAGAGTTTATTGTAGAAATGATGTCGACATGGAGGTTTCTGGCAGTATGAACCTTGCTGTTAATGAAACTTTAAATATTCGTTGCAGAACATTTCATATGCGTGTTCTTGATAACTCGACTACATATGTAAACAATAAATTTGGTTTAGTTGTTGGTGGAAATATGGATGTTCGATGTGATTCTAATCTGTCTATGGAATCGGTTGGTAATATGAATGTGTATTCTGGTTCAAACTTATCTCTCGCTTCTGAACTATCAACAAACATACATGCTTCTAATCAACTTAATTTAACATCTATGACTGAAACAAATCATTATACTGAAGGTGAAGCGAAATATTATTCTACTGGGATATTACACGTAAGAGGTTCTTCTGGATTAAGAATGCGTGGTGGTAATTTTGTACAGTTAACATCTGGTGGTAATGTTCGTATAGATGGAACCAACACATTTTTGCAATCTGGTGGAAATGTTGCTGCTAGTTCATCAGGTATAGCTGCTATCGCATCTAAATCAAGTGTAATTACATTTGCTAAAATTGATGATGCTGGTGAAAGAATAACACCTGTAAATTCGTTTTTTGAAACATTATCAACGCCACCGAGAAATATATCGAAATCTCAATATTTTGAAACAGAAGATGATGGTAATCCTGAAACATATATTAAACGAGAACAGGAAGCTGGCAGAATTAATCCAGCCGAGAAACCAGTAGCAGTAGAAACAACACCCGCAGATCCTCCGAAACTTGATTCTAAACCAGTTTCTTGTGCTGGTTTTGCTAACTTTACAGAATTCCCATTATCAACTAAACTGTCAGATAATTTTTTCCTTGGAGATTTTTTACCAGGTGGTGGAACAGGTTACATATGCACTTCCTCATCTCCACATAAGTTGCAAGATCAAGCTGGTCTTACAAAAGCAGAAATTGTATGTAATTTGAAGGGTCTTGCAGTTAATGTTCTTGAGAATTTAATTAAGATAGTTCCAAAATCAGAATTTATTATTACTTCTGGTTACAGACAACTTGGTTTGGTTGGTGCGGAGTCTAAAACATCACAACATCCAAAAGGACAAGCGTGTGATATTGTTCTTAAGAAAACACCAAGAGATCGTAAGAAACATTATGATTTGATTAATCAAATGAGATCAACCATACCACACGATCAGTTGTTACTCGAGTATCTTGCTAGTGGAGCTGTGTGGATTCATGTATCTTGGACATCAAGTTGTAGATCTCAATGTTTTACAATGAACAATCACGCTAGAGTTTCGAACTTTGGCGAATTTAACTTAATTGTATAAGGAGTTTATACTATATGCCAGCAGCAGGTTTAATAAATTTATCAGTAGCTGGTGGATTAGTAGATTTAAATCTAAATCCATCAACTAATGCTGGGTTTTCTAGTGAAACTAGATTTGAAGATTATGTTCCAGCGTTACTTAATGCTAGAGTTGCAGGTCATGGAGTAGCTCCACATTCTGCACCAAATAGAATGGTGCAAGCAAGTAATAATGTTTATGTTAAAAATTTTAGAGTTTGCAGAGTTGGTGATTTGTGTGATTGTGGTCATCCTATCGCCAATGGAGCTTCAACTGTCTTTGTCAATTAAATGAGTGTTTACGCCCTAGATTATCAAAAATTATTAGAAAAAAGAAATCTTTTAAACAGAGATTTTTATGATGCAACATATACAAATTATGATAAACTACCATCAGAGCAAACGAAGTTAGATGATTTAGAAAGTTTTGTTAAATCAAATGTTTCTCAAATAACTCCATTGCTTGCTCAAACAGTATCTGCAG